TACCTTCAAAAGGAATTGCTAATAATCAAATGTTTCCTAATATTGTGACAAAAAGAATATCAAAAAAAGATTTAGAATATAGACAACAAAAAAACATAGAAAATTTAAAAAACGTAAAAGGTGAAGATCTATCACAAGAAGGAGATATTTCTCTTAAGCCGAGAATAGAAAAAAATATTGTTGAAACAATCGAGATGCCTCCAGTTAAATATTTTGGCGCTAATTACGAGATTTCAATCTGGTCATCTTTTACTCAGCAAATGAACAAATTATTGGAAGCGATTATGAGTGCTTACACACTTAATCCTGGACAGCAGTTTAGATTAGAAAGTGACAAAGGCTACACATTTTCAGCATTTGTTGATGGGAGTATATCACAAGATACAAACTATAGCGACTTTACTGATGCAGAAAGATATATCAAATATAATATGACAATTAATGCAACAGGCTATATTATTGCGCCAAATATTTTAGGAGGTAAAACTGCGTTAAGATCGTTTATGAGTGCACCTGAAGTATCTTTTGATGTATTAGAAGAATTTGTACAATTAGATCCTCAAGTAGGAGGTGTTGCTGATCCTGATCCTAATGCACATATGTTTGATGACTTAGCAACAGAGGATACATTAGTTGCTTCTACTAGAGTAGGTATAGACGGCGGTAGTAATGCAAAAGAGCTACAAGAAATAGACAGGTCAAAAGGATTTGCAGTTGATCTAAATATAGATAAATATAAGTCAGATGTTGTAGGCGAAAAATCTTCTGATAGTAAAAAGGTAAGAAAAACATTTGTTAGAGACTTGAACGGAAAACTTGTTCCTGTTATGGCTAAAGCTTCAAAAGGCAAAGGCGAAACTGTATACGATGCTAGATTAGGTGAAGTTTTATTTAATATTTCATCAATTGACGAATAATTAAGAAATGACGAAATATTTAAAGATAGAAGATAAAATAATATTAGGAGAATAATATCATGGCAGAACAGACATTTAAGTCTCCAGGATTTTTCGAGCGAGAGATCGAAGTCATTAGTAGACCTCTTACACGAAATACAGCTACACCGGTTGGTGTAATTGGTCCTGCCCAAAAAGGACAAGCATTCGTACCTAAAACAGTAACAAGTGTTGATGAATTTATTAGAGAATTCGGTATGCCAGATCAAGACACGTCTGCTGCCCATGCTGTCAGTGAATTCTTTACAAACGGCGGAAAAGCAGCAACATTCTGCCGCATCTTAGGCTCAGGAAAATCTGCAGCTGCAGGCACAAATAATTACGCAGGCTTTAAGATTGATGGAACAGCTCTTACAGCAGGAGGCGAAACAGATAGAGCACGTGGCGCAGTACAATTTATTGTTGCAGAGCATGAAATTAACTTGGCAGAACACGTTACTTATGGTATTTTTAACGATAACGACTCACATAAGACATCAATGGATCCAGACCCATCAGACAATGGCGGTGCTTTACAAGATGTCAATAGCTCTGATAGAGAAGTTCAATTAGTTCGTGCTATGATTTTTATGCATAAAGATTATACTCTTAGGATTAGTGAAGCCTCAGATACAACTGTTGGCCAATCGAGTGGTACTAATGATACTGCAACTCCAGCTTCCGGATTATTTAAGCTATGGATAATGAAGCATGATGATGATACAGATGCTGATCCTTATACAGTATCATTAGACCCTTCTTCTACGCAATACATTGCAAAAGTTTTAAACACAGATCCTTATAGCTTTACAAAAGAAAAACACTTTTTATATGCAGACTTTCCTGTAGATAGCGAAATTGCTGAAGTTAAAGATGTAGCTGATCGTGTTGGTGTTGTAAGAGGTAATAGTGAAAATATAGATTTGTATGGTGACTTTGTATCTAGGTTTACTGCACCTCAAACAACGTCTTTTATCTCCCAACCTTTTGGCAAGAAAGAATACGATCTTTTCCACTTTGAATCACTTGATGATGGTGCATATGCAAGTGGAAGTTATAAAATTTCTATTGCAAACATTAAGGCATCAACTCAAAAGAATTATAAGTATGGAACATTTTCTGTCCAACTTCGAAAAATTGATGATACAGATGAAGCACCAGTTATTCTCGAGTCATATAGCAGATGCTCTTTAGATCCTGACGCAAAAAATTATATTGCAAGATTAATTGGTGATCAAAAAGTAATGCTTTCTTTAGACGTTGATTCTGAAGATGAAAAGAGACTTGTAAGAGAAGGAACATTCCAAAGCAAGTCGTCTAGAATTCGTGTTGTTATGTCAAAAGACGTTATGAGAGGCGAAGCTCCAGATGACGCGCTTCCTTTTGGGTTTAGAGGCATACCCGCTTTAAAAACTACAAGTGACGGAAAAGATGCCAACGCAACAACAGTTAATAGTTTGCTTCTAGGCAAAGTAGTTGATTCATCATCAGTTTTAAATGCGTTAGGTAGTTCAATTTTGCCTCCTTTACCTTTTAGATCCAAGGTTACAAAAGGTAGCATGCTTAATAATGCAGGCGCATATTTTCAAGAATACTTTGGGCAAGCTCTTAACAAAGAAACTGGTTTAAAGACTTCACAAGAAAACGTAAAGACATCTCTTTATTGGGGGCTTCATACTTCTAGAGTTTCAAATATTGATCGACCAAATGACAGTCTTTCTACAGACTTTAATCCTTTAATTAGATCTTTGACAAAATTTCTTGCAAAAAGAGACGAAGTTAAGTTTAGTGGAACAGCTGCAGATAAGTTTAACAATAACAAATTTAGTCTTGCAAAAGTAGCATTCCCAGGAAGTACAGTAGCATCAATTCAAGGTAGTCCTCTTGATGCATTCTTGGAAGCTGTTTATGTAAGAAACGCTGATGTTGACAGTGCATTTTATGATGCAGTTAATCATACAATTGATATGGATGCTGATTCTAGTGCTAACGATCCTTTCATAGGAGAATTAAGTACTGTAGCTTCAAATGCTTTAATTGTAGGTACAACTTATGAAATATTAACAACTCCTGACAACACAGCTGCAGGTATATCAAATAATGTTGTAGGCGAAATATTTACAGCAACCTTAACTTCTACAGGCGATGCTAATGGAACAATGAGACCATTTAGAAATACAAGAGCTACAATGGCTAAGTTGCTAGCTGAAGATATTACAAAGTTTAATAAATACAGCCAGATGGCTAAGTTTACTGCTCCTTTTTATGGTGGTTTTGACGGCGTTAACATTTTAAATAGAGACGATGCTTTCTTTACAGATAGAGCAACATCAGTTGATTTAGGTGGACATGCAGGCGACGGTGGTTATACAAGTGGTCTAGACGGTACTGATGATGCTGATCCTATGCAAGGTAAAGAATTAAATAACAATGCTGTTATATCATATAGAAATGCTATATTAGTTATGACTGATGAGATGATTATTGATCATAATGTCTTGGTTGTTCCGGGAATTCGTGAATCACTCATTTCAGATTATGCAGCACGTCGTGTAAGAGATTATGGCAAAGCAATTTATTTAATGGATATTCCTCATTACACTAAAGATAACGAAAGAATATTTGTTTCATCTCGTGGTATTGCAACAGGAACAGCAGATGTTGATTTGACATCTTCTATCTTCGACCAGCGTGAGCTTGATTCATCATATGTTGCAACGTATTTTCCTGATGTAATGATTAAAGACAGTGGTGATGATGAAAATGCTAGACAGACAAATCATAGAGCTAAGCGTGTACCATCATCAGCTGTTGCTTTAGGTGCACTTGCAAGAACAGACGCAAACCAAAGTCCTTGGTTTGCTCCTGCAGGATTTTCTCGTGGTGCTCTACCTAATGTTACAAGTCTTGATGTAAGATTAAACGCAGCAGATCGTGATACTCTTTACGAGGCACGAATCAATCCAATTGCGAACTTCCCAAATAATCAGTTTGTTATATTTGGTCAGAAGACAACGCAAATTGCAAGAACAGCACTTGATAGAGTTAACGTTAGACGATTAATGATTAATATCAAGAGAAGAATTCAGAAAGTTGCACAAGGTTTGCTATTTGAGCAAAATGATGCAGCAACAAGAAACCGTTTTATTTCAAGAACATCTTCGATTTTGGCAGACGTTAGAGTTCGTCAAGGTATTGAAGATTTCCGCGTAATCATGGACGACACAAATAACTCTGCTGAGGATGTGGATAACAATAGATTGAATGGTCGTATTGTTGTTGTACCAACTCGAGCTGTTGAGTTTATTGCAATGGACTTTGTAATTACAAATAGCGGTGTAGAATTCCCTTAATCAGAATAGTTATAATAAAGTAAAAACATAGGAGAAAAATCAATATGGCTGGACAAGGCTCAGCGAGAGTAACTCTACGTGAAATCGATTTATCACAAGTAAGAAATCCTCAACAACTACCACAGGGTGTCCCAGCTGCTGTTGTTGGTCCTGCGAGAAAAGGTCCAGCCTTTGTCCCGCAAACATTTGCAACAATGCAGCAGTTTAATGAGGTCTTTGGAAATATGCTTGAAGTGGGACGAGAAGGCAACTCAAACCAATTTGGACCTTTAGCTCTTAACGAGTGGATGCGTTCTGCGCAAGCAGGAACGTATCTTCGCGTTTTAGGCGTTGGTAATGGTTTGCCATCAAGCAGCGGCAAAACATCTGAAGCAGGTTTTGTTGTAGGTGAAAAACAGCTTCAATTGCAATCAACAGGTCTTGCAAAAGTTGGTGACAACGAAAATGCAGCTATTACAGACTCAACTGCAGCTTTAGCTTTAGGCAGAACTCATATGCTTGGCTGCTTTATGAAAGATGCAGAAGGTAGCACATATCTTGCAGATGCAGGAATGGCTTCAGAAGATGCTGCAGCTTCTATTGTTATAGACTTTGGTGATCAAGTGCCTGAAGATGGCAGTACTCTTTCTTTAATCGCAGACGATGGTGACGGCACATTTACAACTAGAGTTTATGGTTTTGATAATGGCGGCGGCGCTGTTGCAAACACTAATCATGTTATTAACACAGTGGGTGGTGCAAATGCAATTGCTGCACTTCTAGCTACAGAAATTCAACAAAATCATGCAAATTTAAATGCTGTAGCTGCAGCAAATACTGGGCGACTAACGATTACACAAGTCCAGTCAGGCGCAGCAGGTAATACAGAAGTTAAAGCAACACTTAATAATGCTGTTACAAATAAAATTACAATTACTTCTGCAGACGGCACAAGCATTACAAATAGTACATCTGGCGCAACGTTTAGATTTAGAGAAGGAACAGGCGGAACCAAAGCTTCAGGTAAAATTTCAGGACAAGATGCAGCAATTACAGATGGACAAAACATTGTAATTAAAAGTCCAGACGTTACAGGTACAGAAAAAACTGTAACATTTACTTTTAATACACAGGCAACAATTGATACTGCAATTGATAATGATGGAGCTGTTGCTGTAGGACAAGACAAAGCTGATGCTAAAGCAGCTGCAGCAACTGCAGGATTTTATAGAGTTGCTGCAGCAACTGGTGCGATTACTGTGTTAAATGTTACTGGAGGCTCAAATGCAGAAAATAATGCAGCATCTTTACAAAATCTGTTAAATGCTATTAACTCTTCTGGACATGATATCTCTGGTCTTATTACAGGAGAACGATCAGACGACGACCTTGTTTTAACTCAGGTACTTCAAGGAACTGAAGGTAATCTAGCTTTAACTACAACAGCTGCTGCTGCCTTTACTATTGGTGGTTTAGAAGATGGTAGCGGTAACGCTAATGTCATAGAAGGCGGCACAGCAGCTGCTAACGCTAATGTAACGTTAAAGTTTAACGGTCAACCAAACGCAGGTGACGTTATAAGACTTCCTAATCTAAATGGCTCAACAGATGGAGAAGCTTTTCACTTTATAGCAACGCTAACAGGAGATCTCATTGGTGGTCTAAATGCTACAAGACCAGGTGGTCTAGATGATACAATTGGCGGAAATACTGCTATAGCTGTTGAGTTAGGTGAGTCAATTGATGTAACACTAGATAATTTAAGACATGCATTACTACAAAACGGTGGCGCAGACCCTGATAATAATGCAGGTCATGGATTAGATAAAGATAATATATCAGTTGTTATTGATTTCTCAAGCAAAGAATTAAAAATTGCTGCTGATGGTGCAAACGGTTTGGCAGACAACAAAGAATTAATCTTTAACGTGTCTTCAAACGTAACAGTTTCTAATCCTGCAGGTGAGAGTTTAGTTGGTAACTTTGGTGAAAAGACAATCAACTTTTCAGGTGGCGAGACAAATGCTGCACAACCAGTTATTCGTGGCGTTTTAATGACTCCACAAGGTGTAAGAGCTTCTTTAGAGGTCAATGATAATTTAGGAGACGATGATGCAGATATTTTAGTTCCATTAAAAGACTTATCATCTCATGATAAAGTTAGGCTTCGTGCACATGGAAAAACATTTGGTAATACAGCTGATAATAATCTTGCAGGATACGTTGTAGGTGAAGTTGATAGCAGTCAAGGATTTAAATTAATTTTAAATGGCTATTCTAATATAGAGAACCCTGCAGTTTTGGACTGTTCATTCGATCCTAATTCACCATCATATTTTGCAAAAGTATTAAACACAGATCCAACAAAGATGGAAGAGTTAGGACATTATTTATACGCTAACTGGGATATTAATCCAGCCGTTGCTGCTCCTTCAAATGCAGGCTTAAAGCATAGTGGTGCGAGTGTTATTGGTACAAACTATGAAGACATGAAGGGTTTCTTGGTTGCAGGTGCAGCAGGAAGAAACACATCAGATACAGGTAAACCTGACTATGAAGACTTTAGAAGCAAATTTGCAACTGCAAGAACGCCATGGATTGTTTCGCAATTTTATAGTGCAGGTGTAAATACTGCTGCTAGACCTGGGACGGCAGCCTCGGGCGGCGCAGTTAAGCTATTTAGACTTTACTCAGTAGATGACGGTGTAATTTCTAATGGCAAATTTAGATTGTTAATTTCAAACTTAAGATACGGTGGACAAAATGATTATGGATCATTTGATATGTCACTTGAAAGTTTTGCGTCAGATCCTATTAGAGGAACTGTTGTAGCTTCATGGAAAAATGCAAACTTAGATACTAATAGCAGAAACTTTATCGGTCGACTTGTTGGTGATAAACACATTTATTATGATTTTGAGAGTGACTTAGGAAAACAAAGACTACGTGAAGAAGGTCAATATGACAGAAAAAATCCTTACGTAAGAATTGAACTTTCAGATGCACTTAAGCAAGGTGACGTCGAAATCGATGCTTTACCAACAGGTTTCCAAGGTCATGCACACTTATTTACTAAGAGTAATGGCAACTTCTTAGAACTTGATGTAGCTGAAGGTAATAGAGTTTTTACAGACTCTGCTAATCTAGTTACAGAAACTTTATCACAAGCGCAGGTTTTACCTCTTGACTTTGTAACAAGCATTAATAGAATTGAAGGTGCTTCTTCTTTAGCTTCTGATGATGATTTAGCTTGGGGCGTTAAATTTGCTTTAAGAGAAAACAATCATATAAGTTATACTGATTCGAATGGCAATTTAGTTAAAGGTCACAAAGAGTTAACAGAGCAAGTATTTAACAAATCAATTAGTTCATGGGCTAAGTTCTTTCCTTCGTTTGGATCGAATCCTGCTTGGATTACAGATGATGCTGCAGACTCAAGTCAAAATTCTTTCTTCTCATTAGAAAAAATTGCAATACCAACAGCTTCTTTAGACACTGATAGCAATATATCTACTTGGGATGGAGCTACTTATAAGAGAAAACCAGCAGACACGCCAAGTGGTAGATTTGTTAAAATTTCTAAAGACGCGTTAGGCGGAAATGCTAAATATCTTAAGTTCCGATGTATGTTCCAAGGTGGATTTGATGGTGTTAATATATTTGATGAAGAAAAAGCTGAATTATCAGGCGTGGCATCTTTAAGAGAAGGTGAAGACGAGACAAATTCTCAAAAGTTTACTGGTCCTACAGTTATGGCATATCAAAGAGCAGTTGATGTTTTAACTGATAAGTCTGCAACTGAGTTCCAATTGCTAGCTATTCCTGGCCAAAGATCACCACGAGTTACTGACTATGCAATTACAGCTTGTGAAGATAGATTTGATGCAATGCTTATTATTGATATTGTTGAGAAAGATGCTTTAAACAGCTTAATTGAAGACAGTGATGTTAAGCCACATGTTAGAAATACTATTTCGTTATTTTCTGATCGTGTTTTAGATACATCATTTGCTGCAGCTTATTTTCCAGATGTAGTTGTACGTCGTCCTTCTGACAATGCACCAATTGTTGTCCCACCATCTGTTGGAATGCTTGGTGTAATGAGTAGAAACGACTCGATTGCAGATCCATGGTTTGCTCCTGCAGGCTTAAATAGAGGTCGTCTAAGTGCTATTGATTCTAGAGTTCAAATGAACAGAGACTTGTTAGATGATCTTTATGATGCTGACATTAATCCAATTTACGTTCCAGCTGGACGTAGTGGTGAGGTTTACGCATTTGGTCAAAAGACACTTCTCCAAGATCAGTCAGCGCTCGATAGAATTAATGTACGTCGTCTTCTTATTGACATTAGACGCAAGGTTAAGAAAGTTGGCGAGCAGTTATTATTTGAGCCAAATAGATCATCTACATTATCTAGATTTTCTTCATTGGTTGAACCAATCATGGCAAACGTTCAGGAACGAAGAGGTGTTACTCGTTATAAGGTTCAAATTGACTCTTCAACGACGACACAAAACGACATTGAGAACAATACAATTCGTGGCAAGATCTACTTGCAACCTACTAAGTCTGTAGAGTTTATTTCTTTAGACTTTGTGGTCACAAATACAATTCAGCAATAATTAAATAAATTAGTTAGATATATATAAATAAAGAATTAGGAGTTTTTAAACATGGCTGAGACACTATCCGTTACAGAGATGATACCTAATAAGTTTGAACCAAAGAGAAAAAATCGATGGGTCTTTGCTATTGAGGGTATCGACGCTTTTCTTATGAAGACGGCGAACCGTCCTTCGTATTCAACAAATGAGACAACAATACCTTTTATTAACAGTACTCGTTACCTTGCTGGTAAGACAACTTTTGATACAATGTCTGTGACACTTCATGACCCAATTGCACCTTCAGGCGCACAACAGGTTATGGAATGGATCAGAACTCACTTCGAGTCTGTATCAGGTCGTGCAGGTTACGCTGACTTTTACAAGAGAGACTGCCAGCTTAAGATGCTTGATCCAGTTGGTACAGTTGTTGAGCTTTGGGACATCAAAGGTTCATTTATAACACAAGCAGGTTTTGGTGACCTTTCTTACGATGGAGATGATCCACAAGAAATTTCATTGACTTTGCGATTTGACAACTGCGTTCTACAATACTAATTTAGATATTGCAACTTAATTGTTGCTAGCAATAATCTTGGTGTCGTCTTAAACAAAAGAGTGGCTTTCGGGCTGCTCTTTTTTGTTTTCGTTTAATTTATTTAACGACAAAGTATTTCTTATCAATAATTAAGTAAAAGTCAAAACAGCAAAAAACAGTGAATAATACTTATTTAATATAATGCGATAGGATTACTATGTCAAATAACGATTTAGTTAGAGTAGAATTTGGAACAGTAACAAACACTGATGATCAAACCATATACAAAGATTTAAATGCCCAATCAGCAAACATAATAGGCACTGCTTTTAAAGGCCCAGCATTTGTTCCCCAAGTTTTGTTTAACAGAGCAACCTTAAACGGTGAAATCGTTAGGAATACTATGACTAACGTTTTGGGCACTCATAGACAAAACTTTAGGGCACATCTTTTTGATGATTATCTTTGCTATCCTGATAGTGAAGCTTATGATGCTGCTTCTACTTGGTTTTCTGGTGGTGGAGAATATGCATATTTTACAAGAGTTTTAGGTATTGGTAGCGGCGTAAGAAGTAACACGACAGGCAAAATGATAGGTAGTGGATTTAATCTATCTAAAAATATTTCTAGCGGAACACTTGATAATAAAATAGGAAGAAATATAAATGCAAATGATGGAGGTGATCCAGGTTCTGTTGGCTTTGTTGTAAGAAAAATTAACGAAGTTGGCAAATCAGATCCTACTCCTGATGATTCAACACCTACA